TGTTGCAGTACCAACATCATTGACAGGAAACGTTGCGGGCTTGAACCTATACGTTGACCCAACAAACGGTGGCGACGGAGACGGAACATTGCTAGTCGTCAACCCTGACGCTTACACATGGTACGAGGGAACTCAATACCAACTTCGCGCTGAATCAACTGCTGACGGTTCAATTACTGTTGGTATTTATTCATTCGGTGCATTGGCAACAAAGATCGCCGCGGGTGCGTTCAAGAACAACAAGGCGTAATAGCCACACTTAATCATGCGGCGGGTTCTCCCGATCTCGCCGCAGCAGATCGAAAGGGACGGACATGCCAGCCATTGTCACAGCAAGCCAATTGCGTACGGTGCTTGGCGTGTCCGTTTCCTTATATTCAGACGCTTACCTTGACGAAATAATCAACACGGCGGAAGCCGTTATTTTGCCAATGTTGGTCGCCAATACTTCAGCGATTCAGTCCTACAAATTAGATTCAAACGTTGCTTATTTTTACACGCAGCGCGAACACCATTTTGTTGCAGGTCAAACCGTGATCGTGACTGGCTTGCCAGCACCATTTACGGCAACACACACAGTCGTGACCGCCACGCTGTATTCATTCACCGCTGCATTGACTTCATCAAATGTCACATTGCGCGAGATCATTCCAATGGGTACAGCAACACTTCAAGGCTATTCAGCAGCTGATCTATACGCGACCAGCGCACCAATTGAATCGGCAGTCCTAGCAGTCAGCGTTGAAGTTTTTCAATCACGCGTTGCAGCAGGTGGACAGATTGAAGGCGTAGATTTTGCCAGCACCCCTTATCGCATGGGGCGCAGTCTTACCAACAGGGTTTCCACATTACTTCAGCCGTTTTTAGACGTCGAAGGAATTTGCCAATAATGCCTGCCAATTCAATTGCCGAAACCCGCGCTGCCTTATCCACGGCATTTTCAGCACTTTCCGCAACCTGTTATTCAAGCGTTCCCGAATCGCCAATTCCGCCAGCGATCATCGTTGTCCCTGATTCGCCTTATATGGAAGTTGTCCTAATTGGCAAGGCAAAAACACAGGTCAAATTGAACTTTGCAATCACTGCCGTAGTTGCTTCAAATAGCAACGCTGGATCGCTGGACAATCTGGAAAAACTCATAATAGGAATTCTTGCGGCAATGCCCGCAGGATATGTCGTAGGCGTTGTTGAAAAGCCGACAGTGTTGGAAGTAGGACAAAGTCCAATGCTGGTTGCTGATATAAACGTTTCGACTTACTACACACAAACTACATAAAAGGAGATAACGTGCCAACAACGATCATCACGGGTCGCGATTTAGTGTTGACGATCGCGACCGTTAACTACGACGCACAGGCGACCAGTGCAACACTTAGCAATTCGCCAACAGTCACCACATACCAAACACTTGACGGCAAGGCTTACAAGCACATTGACGATCAGTGGACATTTGACGTTGAAATGCTTGCAGACTGGGGCGCAACTTCATCACTATGCGAGGCACTATGGACTGCATGGGAAACTGCACCAAACACGACTTTAGCTGCTTCACTGACTGCCGCAACAGGCGCAGTGTTTGCTTTCAACGTCATGCCAGTCGTACCGTCAATCGGCGGTGCAGCACCTGACGCGCAGACTGTTTCGCTATCATTTGTTGTGGTCAACAATCCAACTGAAACTTTCAGTTAAAAACTACTAATCGGGAGACAAAATGAAACTACCAATCACAATTGAATTCACAAATGGCGAGCAGATAACTTACACGGCTGCACCCCCTGAATGGGTTCGTTGGGAAAAGCACACAGGCAACACAATTGCCCAGGCACAAGATAAAATGGGAATTACCGATTTGGTTTTTCTTGCCTATCACGCCATGAAACGTGAGGCGGCAGGTAAACCAATTAAGCCAATTGAAATTTGGACGGAAACTATTTCCGAAATTTTGGTTGGTGAGGCAGACCCAAAAGTTATCCCGTCGGAAGCCTAACTAGGATCGTTTGGGAGATAGCCCTGGAGACGGGGTTATCCCCAAGCGAATTCGAATCAGCTGAGGACATTTTAACCGTTATTGAGATTTTGGAAAGGCGCGCAAATGGCTGAGGAAGCAATTACCTATGACAAAGCCGAATTGCGTTCAATAATTCGTGCGTTTAAAGCAATGGACGACGAGGCAATTGGTCAGGCAAAAGAAGCCTCTAGCGAATTGGCAGATTTTGTTCGGGGTAAAATCATTGCAACGGCAAGCGGTGTGACAAGAAATAAACTGGACAACAGGGTGGCTGAAGGTTCAAAGGTTTCCAAGTCATCAAAAATCGGTGAAATTAGTTTTGGTTTTGCTGGTCAAAGATTAAGCGGTGGGGGTACAACCCAGCAACTATGGGGCGGCGTTGAATTCGGATCAAACAAATACAAACAGTTCCCAGTTTGGTCAGGTCGTGAAGGTCGCGGTTCGCGCGGTTGGTTTATCTATCCGACCTTGCGGGCGGCACAACCTGAGATCATTAAAAAGTGGGAACAAGCGTTTGACAAGATAGTCAGGAAGTACGACTAATGGCTGGATCAAGAACTTTAAAATTATCTATCCTTGCTGAGACAAAAGATTTAGTTTCGGGCTTAAAAACAGCCAGCGAGGAAACACAAACATTTGGAGATAAGGCAACAGAGTTTGGCAAAAAGGCTGCCTTGGCGTTTGCCCTTGCTGGCGCGGCTGCGCTTAAATTTGGTTTTGACGCAGTAAAGGCAGCAACTGAGGACGCAGCTGCTCAAGCATTATTGGCAAAAACAATTGAAGCAACTACGTCGGCTACAGCGGCTCAGGTTAAAGGCGTTGAGGACTACATAACAAAAACCTCAATTGCCATTGGTGTAACTGACGACGAACTGCGTCCAGCATTTAGTCGTTTGGTTCGCAGCACAAAAGACACCGAGGAAGCGCAAAGACTTTTGAATTTAGCACTTGATCTAAGTGCGGCAAGTGGCAAACCTCTTGAAACGGTCACAAATGCCTTAGGTAAAGCCTATGACGGAAACACAACCGCGCTTGGGAAATTGGGGCTTGGACTTGACAGCAACCTTTTGAAATCAAAGGACAATGACGCAATTATCCGCCAACTCGAAACAACCTATGGCGAATTTGCCGAGGGCGCAGCTGAAACGGCAGCCAAGAAATTTGAGCGAATTAAGATCGCCACGGACGAAGCAAAGGAATCTATAGGCGCAGCACTTTTGCCAGTTATTGAGCAATTGTCAGATTTTGTACTAACGACAGCCGTTCCAAATTTGCAATCATTTATCCAAGGTTTGACGGGTGAAGGCAGTCTTGCGGAAGCAAGCAAAAACGCAACGGACGGTGCTTACAATTTCGGACAACAAATCAAATCTATTTTAAAGACAGTCGTGGCATTTAAAACTGAATTGATTGTCTTGACTGCCGTAATTGCGGGTGTTTTTGTTGGTTCAAAAATTGCCGCGGGTGTGACAGCAACGATTCTTTTAATTAACAGTTTGATCAAGGCATACAATCTTTTAAAAGCGTCATCAATTGTTGCGGGTGTCGCTTCAGCGTTTGCATTAAACCCATTGTTAGGCGTTGGCGCGGTTGCGTTGGCGGCAGGTGTTTTAGCTGGTGCCAATGCGTTGGCAGGTAAATCAAATACAGCGGAGGCAGATTTGCCCGGTGCTGGTGGCGGTGCTGGCTTTTCGGGGACAATGCCAAATGGTCAGCCATTTGTGAGCGGCTCAGGTGTTGCTGGTGGCGGTGGTGGTTCGACAACAAGTGGTACTTCAACTGGTAGTGCTTTTACTGGTGGTTCAACATCAATTAAGCCAAAAATCGTTGTACCAGTATTTGACTCAAGTCGAGCAGGCATGACTTCAGGCGGCGTAAGTCCACAAGACGTGTTTGATCCAAACCGCGTCGGCATGACTTCAGGCGGTGCAACAATCAACCTGACCGTCAATGGGGCGATAGACAAGGAAGGCACAGCGCGCACAATTATTGACACGTTGAATAATTCCTTCTATCGCGGTACGGGCGGGGCTGGCAATTTTGTAGTGGCAACATGACGCAGTGGAGTCCAGTTTGGAAGGTTGAAATTGACGGCGTTGCGTACACGACGGCAGTTTTGGCAAACCTTTCAATTCGCAGCGGGCGAACCAATATTTATGAGCAAGCACAGGCAGGTTATGTGAACCTTCAGCTGCTAGACGTTTCACAGGCAACAATTCCTGTCACGATTAACTCAACAATAAGCGTTTCGATTAAAGACACATCAAACACTTATGTGGCAATTTTTGGTGGCAATGTTGTGGACATTGGTCTTGAAGTCCTTGACATTGGTTCAACCATGTTTACCCAAACCTATTCGATCACCGCACTAGGCGCATTAGCGCGTTTGCCAAAAGCATTGACCGACGGCGTACTTTCAAAAGATTTTGACGGCAATCAGATCGAAACCGTACTTCAACAGGTTTTGTTTGGTTCGTGGGCTGAGGTTGCAGGTGCCGAAACGTGGGCAACTTATGATCCAACAATTACGTGGGCAAACGCTGAAAATAACGGTTTGGGCGAAATAGATCAGCCAGGCAATTATGAACTAGCCGCGAGGTCGTCAAGCCGAACCGACATTTATTCATTGGTTTCAGCCTTGGCGACCTCAGGGCTTGGGTACATCTATGAGGACGCACAGGGTCGGATCGGATACGCCGATAGCACACACCGAACCAATTACCTTGCTGCGAATGGTTATGTTGACCTTGACGCTAATCAAGCCCGCGCAGCTGGTTTGCGCATTGAAACCCGTGTGGGCGACGTACGCAATAGCCTGACGATCAAATACGGGGCAACTAGCAGTGCTGAAGTATCTGCCAGCGACGCGGCTTCAATTGCCTTGTACGGAACACTTGCTCAAATCATTACGACAACATTGCACAATTCGGCTGACGCAACCGCACAGGCAAATTTCTATTTATCACTACGCGCCCAACCCCAGCCAATTTTTAGCCAAATTACATTTGATCTGACAAACCCTGAATTGGACAATAGCGACCGTGACAACCTAATAGGCATTTTTATGGGCGAGGCGATCGCATTGAACAATCTGCCGTTGAACATGTCCGCAGGTACATTCCAGGGTTTTGTCGAGGGCTGGTCGTTTCAGGCGTCATACAATCAACTTTCGGTCACATTGCTACTTTCACCGCTTGCCTATTCATTACAGGCAATGCGCTGGAACGACGTTCCAATCAACGAAACGTGGGCGAGCGTGTCGCCAACCCTAGAATGGCAATATGCCACAATAGTGTCTTAGAAAAGGAGAATTACCAATGGCAAACCCAACGACGAATTATGGTTTTGTACTTCCGACGTCGGCTGATCTAGTCACGGACTTACCCGCAGATTTTGACGTTGCATTGCAAGGTGTTGATACACGATTAAAAGCATTGCAACCAGGCACAACGCTTGGCGATCTTGCTTATTCATCAGCAACCGCAAACACCAATACGCGTTTGGGTGTTGGTTCAACTGGTCAGGTTCTAACAGTTGCAGCAGGCGTACCAAGCTGGGCAACACCAGCCACCCCAACTACTGGCTTTACAAAAATTACAACTGGCACATTTTCAGCCGTCACCAGCGTTTCATTGCCTACAAACACTTTTACATCAACATACACAAATTACAATGTGGTTTTAATTATTGCCTCAACCTCAGGCAATACAACAATCACAGGCAGATACCGCGCTTCTGGCACTGATAACACTTCAAGCATTTACAACAGCGCATTGTCTATCGCTCGCGTTACAACATCGGTTGCGGTAGTAGGCGTAAATGGTGGTACATCATTTACAATGGGATACAACGCTGGTACAAACAATGGTCCATTTGGTCAATCGTGGGATTTTCTTTCACCACAAGCCGCCGCGGAAAAACAAATTGTTGGTACTGGATTTGGGTATAATTCAGAATTGGACACTTATTCCGCCAACTGGTTTGGTGGACATGGTAATACAACGACACAGTTTGACTCTTTCAGTTGGATTTCTAGTACTGGCACAATTACAGGTTCTTATTATGTTTATGGATACCAAAACTAAGGGGAAAAAATGAACAATAAATTATTTATACAAGACGGCGAAACAAAGCGCGAATTTACCGAGTTGGAATACGCACAGTGGGAATTGGATCAAATAACAAATAAAGCAGTTGCGGACGCAAATGCAAAAGCAAAAGCGGATAAAGCTGCATTGCTTGTTAAATTGGGCATAACTGACGACGAAGCAAAATTGTTGCTATCGTGACATTTCCAAACGGTACAAATGCTAGGCTGATCGAAGTTGCAGCAGCTGAATTGGGCACAATTGAGGAAGGCGACAACCTTACAAAATACGGCAAATTCACTAAGGCAGACGGTTTGCCATGGTGCGGAAGTTTCGTCGTTTGGTGTTGCGCACAGGCGGGCGTCAAAATTCACAGCGTTGTCGGCACTGCAATTGGCGCGCATAAATTCAAGGAAATTAACCGCTGGTCAAATATTCCACAACTGGGTTACATTGCTTTTATGGACTTCCCGCATGACGGCATTGACCGCATTTCACACGTTGGAATTGTGGTTGGTTTGATTGATGAAAAACATTGCATGACCATTGAAGGCAACACAAGCGGCACAGGCGATCAGCGCAACGGTGGCATGGTCATGGTCAAGGTTCGAAAGATCGGAACGGAAATTGTTGGGTTCGGTGTTCCAAAATTTGCCCCATACCAGGGCGAATTCCCAATGATAGAAAAACCAAAATCGGGAGACAAACCGACAAAGGAGAAAACAAAAAAATGGACAAAGCCAAAGCAGTAGCCGCGTCATGGGCGCGATCATTTGCAGCAGCAGCCTTAGCCTTATACATGGCGGGCGTGACTGATCCTAAGACCCTTGCCATGGCAGGTATCGCAGCGGTCGTGCCAGTGATCTTGCGCTGGTTAAACCCTAAGGACAACAGTTTTGGCGTTACGGGGCAATGACGCCAAACGAATGGGCGGCGATCATTGGTTGCATGCTTGCGCTACTGACCGCCGTCTATTCGGCAATGCGTTTCATCGTTAAATCAATATTGAGGGAATTGCTGCCTAACGGTGGCACATCATTAAAGGATCAGGTCAACAGGATCGAAGCAAGGCTTGATTCCTTGGTTGACAAATTGCTTGGCGACACGCCGTAAGATACGCAAGGTACTTGACCGCGCGTTGATCGTGCTTCACCCTTGGTTCAGGTGGTAATACTGCCGCCTAGAATCGGGAGAATTCAAATGGTACTTGATCTACTTGACCCAGCAACATTGGGTCGTTTGACGCTGCTGGCAATTTTGTTAGCGGTAGCAGCTGCCGTTGGTTATGCCAGCGGTTTCAAGGACGGCAAGCGCGAAGGCTTAGCACGTCGCAAGGCAATTCGTCGTCATGTTTCAAACAAGGCGGTGAACTAATGGGGTTCTTGGACAATTATGAAGCCTCACGCGAGCGTTTGGAACGCTGGTTATCTAGTTACCCGTTGGGCAGAATTGAAACGCGGATCGTGGAATTTAGTGCTGAAAAGGGTTATGTCCTCATTGAGGCAAAAGCCTTTCGAAATCACGACGACGAATTACCAGCGGGCATTGACTTTGCTTATGGCTACCAAGGCGCATACCAACAAAACATGAAACGGTGGTTCGTCGAGGACACGACAACCAGTGCGATCATGCGCGTTCAACAATTGGTCATGGGCGGGGCTGAACGATCAACCCGCGAGATCATGGAACAGGTTGAAAAGACAACAGCCAAGGTCGCAAACGCTGAGCCTGATTGTTGGACAACAAAATTTGGTGACGTGCCTAGTTTTAAGACAGCAGCTGAAGCCGAACATGCGGGAATTCCGTCATTTGGTTCTAGTGTGGACGAAATTGCAAAACAATTAGGCGGTGAATTAGTACCTGAGCCACCTAAGTGCGATCACGGTCACCGCGTTTGGCGCGAAAGCAAGCAAGGTGCAGCAAAGGTTTGGGCGGGCTACTTTTGCAGCGAACGCGAGAAGGCAAACCAATGTCAGCCGTTTTGGTACGTAGTTGGTAATTTTGGAAAGTGGTCTCCACAATTATGACAAAAAACAAACTAGCCAACATTTTGGTTTTGTTTATGGTTTTTTTGCTAATTTACATGGTGGCTGAACTATGAGCGATTTTGTGGAAATAATCTATCCGCAAACCATGACCGCCAAACTGCTTGAAAACGGTGAAGTCGTTGCGGAATACAAAATTGAACAATGCGACAAATGTTCAAAACTTACAAAATGGGACGCCTTTGGTTTCCAAACTGGTTACGACAAGCGAGAAAAGGTCATTTGGTTTTGTGCGGTGTGCAGGTGAAAATGATCGTTAATCGCGAACAGCAAATTGCTTGCCATGAAGCAGCGATAAGTCATTACAAGGCAGACACGTTCATCAACCCTGGCATGGATTCGACTTATACAAAAGAGAAAAACCTGCATGAATTGATCGCACAATATGCTGAGGCATTGGGTGCAGAATGGATCGTGGCAAAGTATTTAGGCGTTGACTATGATCCTTTTGTTTCAAAGCACAAACAATTCGCTGACGTTGGCAGTCAGATCGAAGTGCGTTGGACTAAGTACGTGGCAGGGCAATTGATCGTCCACGAATACGACCGACCAAATGACATTGCAGTTTTGGTCACTGGTCAAGCTCCACACTTATTCATTGCGGGTTGGATACCCATTGCCATGGCACAACGCCCGAAATACCGTCACAGCAAACAACCAAATTGGTGGGTGACCCAAATCAACCTGCAACCAATTGAAAACCTTAGGAGAAGCAACTATGGACACAGTTCAATTTGAATGTCGCAAATGCAAAAAGGTAACGAAGCAGCTAGTCCACAAAATAACCGATCTATTGCCGCCAAATGTGGAGACGATTCAATGCACAGTGTGCAGTTGCATGACAGTTGCGCAGATTGGACAATCAAATGCCGATCTATGAATTTGCGTGTCAGGTGTGCCAAATCCGTGTTGAAGTGGATCGCTCAATCCATGAGGAACGAGACGCACAATGTTGCGGGCAAGCAATGAGCAGAATCTATTCAGTGCCAGGAATTTCATTTAAAGGGAAAGGTTGGGGTGGACAATGATAAATCCAAAAGACATTCACAGGGCAACGGACGGCAAGATTTACAGTTTCAGCGGTTTCGGTGGTTTTATGAATTGCAGCGATTGCGACAACGACACAATGGTCAACGAATACGATCGTGATGACGGACTGGTTGTGTGGTTTTGCAAGCCTTGCGAGGACAGGTTACACCTATGAGTTATCCACAGGCTGTATCCACAGGGGTGCAAAACCTGTTGGAAACGCCCAAGGGCAAGCGTAAAGTTGTTAAACACTTGACGTTGGGGTGTACGCTGGACGCATACAGTCAACACCCCGATTTTAGGGTTTTAAATAAGAATGAAGTTCTTTCAAAAAAGAAAAAGATAAATAAAAAAAGACTTCATTGGTTGCTGTTAATCACTAGCGTGTTCGCAACGATAGGCGCAAACCCTGCCCCAGCTGCTAACTATTCAATAGATCATTTGCGGTTATATGCCCATTCACGGCTATTGGACTATAAAGAATTTCAGTGTTTGAACGCAATCATAAATCAGGAATCAAGGTGGAATTTTAAGGCAAAAAACGGAAATCACTATGGGCTTGGTCAAATGCGATCGAAGCATTACCGTGACCTTGACCCATACAGACAAATTGATGCAACAATTCGTTATAATCAAACGCGCTACCTTACGCAATGCAAGGCATGGGCATTTCATTTGAAACATGGGTACTACTAATGGCAAGCGCACTCAAAGACAATGGTTCGACTGGTAAGTGGCGCAAGATTAGGCAACGGATACTGCTGCGGGATCAGCACACATGCCAAGCGTGTGGAATGGAAGGCAATACCGTTGACCACATCATTCCACGCAGTCTCAACGGCACAGATGACGACTGGAACCTTCAATGCCTGTGTTTGAGGTGTAATAGTGCAAAAGGCGGTATAAACCGCTTAAACAGCCCTAGGGGGGGTTTTTTTAATACGCCTTCGACAC